GCCTTCTGTTTGATCCTTGCATCGTCGTCCAGCCGGTTGTCGATCGTGCGACGGAGCGCCTTCTTGACCTTCGCCGGGTCAGCGTCGAGTGGGCCAGACAGTGGCCCCGGGTCGCCAGCCGCGTCCACGTCCATGACGGCCCGGAGCGTTCGGGTCATGGGAACTATTTCGGCGCCTCCGTCCAGGTCCCCGTGATGCAGCCCTTCCTCCATCAGCCGCTCTGTGAGCTCGATCGTCGCGTCGCGGACTTTCGCCGGCGTGCCGGTAAAATAAGCGATGCCCATCCAGATCGACCCGTCGTTCTCAGGCTGTCGATTGTAGAGCGTCAGCAGGGCGACCGGCGCCTCGGCGGGACTGAGCGGCAAACGGCGCGCGACGAGCCGCACGTTGGCCGCCAGTTCCTTTCCGCGAAAACGGTCAAGCACTCGCGGGTCGGGTCCGGGGGCGTCCTGGAGCTCGTCAAGGAGCTGCCACCGGAAGCTATCTGTGGTGAAGCCCATTGGAACTCCTCGACGCTCTAATAGCCCGCGATTACATGAAGCGGCTTCGTGAACGTGCCGGAGCCCGAATCCGTGCCCGTGAACTCGGCCAGCTTCCCGGCCAGGCTTGACTCGGCGTTCTTGGCAGCCAGGAGGAAGGCACCGACCACCGTTCCCTCGAGCGACGCGTTCGCGCCCGCGGCGCCGGACACTCCGGTGGCCGTGGCCGTCGCGATCACGCCGATGGCCGAGGAGACCGTACCGCCCGTCGAGTCGGTGAGCGCGACCGCGCCGAAGTAGGGAGCGAGTAGATTGCACTTCGCCCCGAGCGAGGCGACGGCGTCCCGGATGGCTGTGCACCTGGCGATCCCCGTGGCATCCTCGACGCAGACCGTCGTTCCAGTGACCTCCGTCAGATCGACCAGGTGCGTCGCCAGCGTGGTGTCGGCCGCGCCCAGTCCGCCGTCGGTGATGACAGGCAGGTTGTAGCGGGTGAGGAGCAGGTTGGCCCTGGTAGCGAGGTCGGCGACGTTGTTCGCAATCACGCCGATGGCGGTGTCAAACCCGGCCTTCGGGGCGCAGTCCGTTCCGACCGTCTCGAAAGCCACTGGGAGCGTCATGGCCGCCAGCGTGTTTGAGACCGTGCCGGAGAGGTTATCGGTCAGATCGGTGAGCCCCGTCTGATGGAACATGTTGTTGAACTTGTAGGCCAGGGTCGCGATGTTCGCGGCCAGGGCGGTCAGGTAGGTATCGGCCGCCGCCTTGCTCACGGCAGAGTCTCCCGGTGTTGTCGCGGCAGCAGCCGTTGCTACGACGGCGAGCGCGAAGGTAGAAACATCAGGCGTGCCGAGCGTGTTCTCTGTGAGGGTAGGCTCGCCGAGGGCCGCCGCAATATCGTTCACGGCCACAACGAGAGTCGCCATGCTGTTCCGTGCCACCGCCATCGCGGCCACGCCCTCGACATAATCGAGCGACGTCGTCCCGCTGGTCGTGTTGACCGTCTTCGTGCAGGCCGGGATCGTCCCGGCCGTGGTGACGGTGCCGGAGGCCCATGAGATCGCCTTCAAGCCAAGCCGCGCACGGACGTTGTTCAGGTGATCCCCGATGACCGCCATCGCTGACTCGAACGTGTCCATCTGCGAGTTGAACTCGGTACGGGTCGCCCCGCCCGCAGAGGTCGCGTCGAAGGCCTCCGCAGGGATGGCGATCTCCGCCGCGTCGGCCGCGGCCGTGCCGGTCGAGCTGTCGGTGAAGTCCTGGACGCCCGAGTTCTCCAGCCTGTTTCGAGCTAGATCCATCGCGATTCCGCGGAGGGCGTTCTCGACGCCGAGTCCACGGCCCACCAGCATGATTGGCTCTGCGAGTAGGGGGTTATCTTCCGGATGCATGAAAGTCATACCCATCGCGTTCTCCTTCTCGGCCGGATGACGGCCCTCTATTGTTGGATCACTTCCTCACGGCCCGCGAACGACGGATCATTTTGTCGACCGCGGGCCCGTCGAGAGCCTTCGCCTCTGTCACGATCACCGGCTTCCCGTCCGCATCTAGCTCCAGGCAGTCACCGAGTTCGATTGCTTCGTGTTCTTCCATCTCAATCTCGGAACCAGGGCGGTACTGAATCCGCCCCCCCTTGAACAGAGGGACACCATTCGGATTCACGCGATAGGTCTTCCTCACCACGCTCTCCCGAACAATCATGGAGGCGGCCCCGAAGGACCGCCTCCATTGTTCATCACGCAGCCGCCGTCTTGATCCGTCCGAACGCCGTCGCGTCAGGAATCACGAATGCGGCGACCATGACGGAACGAAGCACCGTCATGTAGGCCCTGAAGGCGATCTGATCGGACACGTCGAAGCGAACATCTTCAACGATTCCGAGGAGAGCGTTCTCCAGGTTGCCGAGGACCATGGTGATCGCGTTGAGCACGTCCGAGCCGGTGTTGGCCTGCATCTCGAAGGAGCGGGTGTAAGGGAGGCCGTAGATCGTGGCCGGCTGATCACCTCCTGGCGGAGCCCAGATCGGGTGGTCGTTGCCGGTCGCGCCGCCGGTGATCTTCCTGAGCACTGCTTCCATCGTCGGGTGGAAGAACCATTCGGCCCCACGCAGCGCCTCGCTCTGGAGCTTGGCGATCAGGTCGGCGATAAATCCAAACGTGATCTCGTTCGGGTTGCCGAGTCCAGTCGTCACCTGCTCCTTCACGTTCGTCTTCGTGGCGATTCCTGTGAATGGCGCCCCCGTCCCGGTCAGGATCTGCTTGTCGAACTCCCTGCTCATCCTGCGAATGAACCGAGTCGTATAGACCTCGACCAGCGGAATCCGCGACGTGCGGAGAAGCTGGTTCGTGATCGGCATCGTCGCGATCAGCGTGTCAGCCGCGAGCGTTGCCTTGCCCGTGGTCGGCGTCTGATCCGTCGCCGCCGTTCCCTCCCCGCCGATGGTGGACTGCCAGGCCAGAGTCACAGCGCCAGGATCGGCGATGTCCTCCGTCATGGTATCCATCGGGATCCGCGTGCATTTCGCGAAGGCCATGCCCTCATCTTCGAGGAGCTGATAGACCTGCGCGGCCAGCTCCACCGGAACGAACTGCGTGCCGGAGGTGGCGCCGCCGGTCGTGAGGGTTTTCACCAGCGCATCCAGGTAGGTCGGATCGTTGTCGCCCTTCGGGTACGCCTTCATCGTCCCGATGATCCACTGAGAGAGCACTCGGATCGTCGCCTTCTTGTTGAACTCCCCACCGGGGCCGCCGAGGATGATGCGGCGCTCGGCGATGGCCTTCTCCAGCGCGATGATCCGCTCGCCCTGGTCATTGATGCCCTGGATGGCGGCCAGCGTTGCAGCCCCCATCTCTTTCCTCTCCGCGACCTCGGCCTTCTCCTGCTCCATCAGCTCGCGGCGCAGCTTGTTCACTTCACTCATCTCGGCGCGGACCGAGGCCAGCGCCTTGATCTCGGAGGCGTATTCGTCCCCGTGTTTGTCACAACAGGCGATCTTACTCATGGTCTCCCCCAACGAAAAACGCCCGACCGAAGCCGAGCGCCATCTGGGCAGGTTGTTGTCGGTCGTCAGCCGAGCTCTTCCTCCGCGAGCACACGCTCAACGGCAAGCCCGGCACGAATGAGATCCAGGTCGCTCACGAGAATCCTGTGCTCCCCGAGCAGCCGCTCCTCGATCTCTTCCAGTTCCTCGCGAGGATCACCCTCGCCACCGCCGGCCACGAGTCCCTCCCGGATCGCCCGGGCGAGAACGTGAACGGCGTCCTCGAGCAAGATCGCCTTGCTTTCCTGCGTTTCGGACCGCTCGATCGAAGCTGCTTCCATCGCCTCGATCCGGTCCCCGAGTTCCTTGAACCGCGCGCGCAACATCGCCTCCTGGTCCTTGGCGATGGCGCGGAGCACCTTGATCACCGCATCCACGTCGCCCTTCATCGCGTGCGCGTCGTGGACGTCCGGCTCCATATCGGCTGGCGGCTCATCGTCGGACAGGCTCTTGAGCAGCTCGGCCTCGTCTTCGGCAGTGATCGCGCCCGCCGTCTTCGCCTCGGCATAGAGGCTCTTGACCGACGCGACGGCGCCCGGGTTGTCGGGCACGGGGGCCACCGATACCTCCAGGACCTCGGCTTTGAGGAAGCGTCGGTTGCCGCCCCAAGGCGATACATCCGTCGCCTCCGGATCCCGAGGCTCCACCTTCTTCGGGATGAAGCCGATGCTGGCCGGCGCGCGCTTGTTCCACTTGAGGAACCGGAACACGCTGTCGCCGAACGGATTCACGTCGGCCGGGGTGAACTCAACGTCCAACTCCGTCTTGCCGTCCGCGCTCGCGATCCTCGTGGCCTTCCCGATGGGGAGCTGGGAATAGTTGTGAGCCCACATGATCACCGGGTTCTTCCGAAAGTTCCGCCAGTCAAGCCCAGCCTGCATGATCACGTCGCCGGATCGGTCGATCTCCTCGGTCGTGCCGATGATCGTGATCGTGCGGCTCTCCTCATTCACGGCCTTCAACTCAAACGGGAACGCCTCGCGCCAGAGATTGCGGCCCTTGTCAACGAGCTGGGCCCGACCGAGCGGTGTCATGTCCATTTGCTCCCCCTCATTCGATTGCGGGTATAGCGATGCAGCGGCATTGACGGCAGACGATGCCGTCTGCTAGAATCCATCCGACTGGCGATTCGAGGTCGTAAACATGTCCGGAATAATGGAACTCCCGAACCTTCCTGATCTCATCGATCGCTATCGATCCGGCCAGACTCTCGCTGACGTCGCCTCCGGTGCTGGCATCGGCACTTCGACGCTGCACCGCGCCCTCCGTCGTGCCGGAGTCGATACACGAGACAGGCGCATTCATCTGATCCCGGATCAGGCCGATCTCGCCGATCGCTACCGGAACGGTGCGTCCCTCAAGCAGCTCTCCGATGAGACCGGCATCGCGCGTTGTGCCATAGGCCCCAGGCTCATAGCGGCTGGCGTCGAATTGCGAGGCCGATCCGAAGCGGAGTTCGTGAAGTGGTCCGCGCTGCGCTCCGATCCCGAGAAGGTTCGCCGACAGCTCGAAAAGGCGTGGGCTGCGGTCCGAGGTCGCCCCGCGTCCATCGAGCGCCTGCGCGCGGGAGCCATCGCTCGCTTCCGAACCGGGTCGAAGATCGGCATCCACGAGCGTGAACTGTCCGTCGCTCTTCACGAGAGAGGCGTCGAGACGATCCTCCAGTTCCCGGTTGAGCAATACAATGTCGATCTGGCCGTTCAAAAACTCACCATCGCCATCGAGGTCATGTCGTGCGGCCAGCTTGGAGAGTCTGGTTCCAC